CAGGCATACACACAGTTTCCTTTTATGTGGCCTATCTTATTGTTTTTACGTTGAAGCGTTACCTGTTTAGGTCTGCGTATATGCTGTTGATGACTCCAATCTAATTCGCATTCACAATAATTACATTTCTCTCCACATACTCGTTTTAATTCTTTTAAATATTTTGATGTAATGTGGTTCTCCTTGTCGTATCTCCCAGACTTCAAATCGCCGACTCTTGAATTTCCAACTAAATTATACAATCTTCTACTCATATACATATATTTAAATATAATATATATTATTTTGCTATTTAAAGAGCTGCACCCTGTAAATAAAGTGTGTCACACTATTTCATATGCGTAAGACGAAACCCCTATTCTCAATAGCAGAAATAACATAAAAAAATGAAGTTAAAAAGAACAATATAGAATAATATAAGATGCCTAAAACTATAATGGATTATAGTAAAACGATTATATATAAGATTGTATGTAATGATTTGAATGTAAAGGACTGCTATGTAGGGCATACTACAGATATGACAAAACGGAAATGTGGTCATAAAACTGCGTGTAATAACGAGAAACGTAAAGACCACAATCTTAAAATATACCAAATTATCCGTGAAAATGGTGGATGGGAAAATTGGAATATGCTTTTGGTAGAAGAGTTTCCGTGTAAAGACAAATATGAAGCTTGCAAAAAAGAGCGAGAAGTATATGAAGAATTAGATGCAAAAATGAATACAAATAGACCTTATTTAACACAAGAAGAACTCAAAGAAGAAAAAAAACAAAATTTCAAAAAATATCGTGAAGAACATTACCAAGAAATAGCAGAAAAAAAGAAAGAATATGGACAAGAGCATAAAGCAGAAATATCAGAAAAAAAGAAAGAAAAAATTGAATGTAAATATTGTTCTAAACGATTATCAAAAGGTAATATGTCTCGTCATCATAAAACCTGTAAATCTAAATAAAATTAGAGACAAATATGTGGTTTCAATTTATATTTGCATTCCCGTTTCAATTTATAAATCTTTATCTATGAACGTGTCAAGTGAGTGCTTATCACTAAGGTCCGCGTTGTTGTCTGTGTGTTTGTATTCAAATAAATTTCCAAACGCCGTTTCTTTATTAGCGTGAGCTGAAACAATATCTCCCTTGACTCTGTGTATATTTACCTTATCATTTAATTGTTTTTTTATTTTCTTGTCGGTTGGTTTTATGGAATTGTGAAAAGGAAGTGTATAACCTGGATTGAATACGTGTGCCACTTTCGTTCTGTCTCTTATAGATTTAGATTGGCCGACTGTATTTAGGGCAATACTTCCGCCCAGACTATGTCCGCTCATAGAGAAATTGGTTTCATCACCATATTGTCGCATTATATTTCTCGTTGTTCGCCTTCTCTCTTTGAATTGTGGGTTTATTTTTTGAACACCAGTAGCTAATGCCGCATCGCTTATGATATCTCTTGGATTTCGTATATTGGTTCCGCTATAATTAATATGAACGTTGTCTCCTTTTTTAGCAGTCAATACATCGGCATCTGTATTTCTCTCATCTAATTCATAGCCTAACCTTCCCAGTTTTCTTTTCGCCATCTTGTTCGCTCGTAATTTATTAGGTCTATCTTGGTAGATATAATGTATGTTGGATATTTTAGCACTCTCGCTCATCGTAGGAAGCATTTATATATTATATACATATTATATATGAGCGTAAGTATTTGTATTCCAACTTATAACAGAAAGAAGTTTGAAAAAATAATAGAACACAACATAAATATCCAAACATATTATAACATTAGGGAAATTATTATTTTAGATGATAGTGATATTGATGACCCACTTTGCATTAAAACAAAATACCCAATAAGATATTATAGATGTAACCGTTGTAGCATCGGAGATAAACGAAATGGTTTAGTAGAATTAGCCACAAGTAAGTATGTAGCTTTTATGGACACAGATGATTTTTATGATAAAGATTATATCGCTCACTCTATTTTTGAAATGGAAACAAATGATAAATCAATTGCTGGTAGTGCAGATATGAATGTCTATTGTAACGGTACGTTCTATAAACAGCGTTGTATGTTTTTACATATGTTGAACGAGGCTACGCTTGTGTTTAGGAGAGATTTACATTACAAATTTGCAAGTACAAACTCTAACGAAGCCGTTCCTTTTTTACAACAACATTTAGGGAATATCGTTGAAACAAATATTAACCGGGTTATGTGTTGTATCTCTCACGATAGTAATACTATTCCTAAAACACAGTGGATTAAAGACCAATTTAAAACAGAAGCTCTAACACAATATGAGAAGCATTTGGAAATATACTCTAAATGTAATGTATAATGTCGCTACATCAGATGACTCAAAAACTGACTCCACAACAAGCAAATGTTATTCCCGCTGGTAAGTTTATCTATACAGATGAAACCTTCCTTGTAAAACCACCTACAGACCCAAAAGGCGAATCATTTCCACGAATGGGTAAAGAATTAGTTCCAGCGCATTTTTCATACGCACATCACAATCCTGATTTTACACCGGCAGCAGGTGGTACCCAAATCGCACAGAATTTCAACACTTACATATACAACGCTCAAACTGGTTTTGTTTAAGAATCCTTTTCTAATGTTATATTAAATGAGTGCTTCTTATTCACTTGATACACCCTACAGTAGCCAAGTTATATTTTTAAACTCGCAAAATAGCATCTATAAATCAATAAATGGAGAGGGCATATATCATTACAATCTCAAAACGCCAGTACAATTGCCGACGAACTGTAAAATGCTTTTGTCTATTCAAGACGCTCAGATACCGAATATATCTCCTAATGTGACCTCATCCAATAATCAATTAAGTTTTTCAATTCCTACATTTAGCAAGTTTTTTACTATTACGGTTGCAGATGAGGACGGAGACCGCGTCTATTCCGCAGATGAGTTTATAAATGTGGTAAATGAGAAAATACTACCAAACGCGTTAGAACAATTTACTTTATACGGTGTATATCAACCCACACAAGCAAAGGTTAAATGGTTTTGTAATTATCCGTTTGAGATTATAAATAACGATTCCTATCCAACTACTTGTATTGATTTATTAGGATTCCAAAAAGATTTTAACAATAATCTGGTGCAAACTGGAAACGTTTTATTGAGTTCAATTCCTAACCCATCGTTTCATATCACGATGCCATCGTGCGTAAATTTTTCAGGGACAAGATTTATATTTTTGAAGTTTAAGAATATTAGCGTAAATAATCTTAACTCAAAAGGATTGACAGACGACGCTATAGTGAGAATAGATAATAATGTACCATTTGGATATTTAATTTTCTATAGACCTACAGAAGCTCATAGATTTCTCGTAGGAAAACAAACGATTACGAGTATCCAATTTACACTCACAGATACACAAGGTAATGAACTAAATATTTTTAGTTGCGATGCCCAAATTACTTTAAAGATAGAATATATTTACAAATCGGAAATGCGAAGCTTTGAAGAAGGAACGATTAATTATGAATTAAGGAAATTAGCAGAAGTCACAAAAGATAACGCAGATTTAAGTGGTGTATATAATCCAGAAACAAATGAATTTTTAAGAGAGTAATAAATAAAATATCATATATAGTTATAATGGGTACATTTGGAATGAAAAAACCAGCGAGCCCGCGACTTGGACTAAAAAAGCAAGCGCATCACGTTATGAGACTTGGATTAAAAGCATCTGATATTGCGATGGCAACCGCCCCTGTCACTCTATTAGGAGGCCCCGAAATGGCACCAGTTGCATCTGCTCTTGAAGTTGCTGGAGGAGCTGGCAAAGCAGTTTTTGGACTTGGTTCAAAACTCGTATAAACAAAGTTCCTTTAGCAAAAAACAAAAAAACAAAAAACAAAACGAATTTATAATAATATATACGGTATTATTATAATGTCTAGTGTTGATGCATTAGCCGAATCTCTCAATTATCCAAACATGAAAAGACGTGCTGTGGCAAGCCGCTCTTATCGTGTCAAAATTTCCCCCAGCAACGGGCAGACCTTCACTGATGGGCAGACCATTAACGTGGACATGCCATCCAATTTAGCGGGCACGTATGTGAATTGGAATCAATGTTATTTGAAATTCAACGCGAAATCTACGGGTGATGCTAAGCTTGACCGCTGCGGAGCCGCTGGCTTTATTTCACGTGTACAATGCCAAACAGCTGGCGCACAGATATTTGACCTTCCAAATTGGAATACTTTAATGACAATTCTAATGGATTCTGACTCTTCGCCTGCATTTAAGGCGGGTGTTGGTAACGTTCTTATGGGAACACTTGGCGGTACGCAGAGCGGCGAAGCACTTACGACTGCAGCAGCCGGGGCAACCTACTGCGTGCCGTTTGTGCTACATCCGTTCGGTATGTCCACGCCGCATCGATTAATGCCCTTATTTTCTAGCGCTCCAGTTCAGTTTAAACTGACTTTGGAATCAGCAGCCGTGGCCACAAAAGGTGCTTCTACTCAAATTGATTTTACAGAGGTGGAATTGGTCTGTGTCTTTACTGAACTTTCGCCAGGCGCCCAAGCCCAAGTAGATGCGATGAGCGGCGGTGTATATAATATTCTTGCTTCGTCTTACCAAAACGTAGGTTCTACGATGGTTGCCGGCTCAACAGCAGTAACGGCGAACCTTGGCATCAGCGTATCGTCTCTAGAAAGGGTAATTGTTTGCCATCGGCCAACGGCTACAGTAACCGCACAAGGCGCATATTCGCTTGGAAATCGCATCAAAAACAGTTTGACTGAATATTCCATTTTTGTTAATGGAGAACAATACCCAGCCCGCCCTGTAAAAGTAGAAGGAAAGTGTGCGGAAGCACTCGCGGAGTTCCTACTGAGCGACCATTCGCTTGTTAATTTTGATAAACAATCGTCTTTCAACCTCGCGGTTACTGGTGCTGCAGCTACTCTTAAATCTAATGGTCTTGACGGACAATGTGTGAATGGTATTATTAAACCATACCAACTGAACACTGCTGACGGCACGGAAGACGGTTCTACCGCTGCTTCGGCTTCCAATATCGGTACTTTTATTACCGCAATTGAAATGGAAACTGGTTTATCAGATGGTCGTTCGCAGCGACTTTACTCGGGTATTAGCACTATATCCTCTACGGTCAATTATCGTGGCGTGTATTCCAATACTTCGGTTGCCGCTCAGCTTGATTTTTTCGGGCAAAACACGATTTTGCTCTCACTTAACTCACGCGGCACCAACACTTGGGCAGTGAGTGTATGATTTTATAATAAAAGTCAAAGTTTAATTTATAGGTTATCTACAAATTAAATACCTTTAGAAAGAATTAATCAAATTTAACAGTTACAGGTCCTTCCGTTATTTTGAGTGGTGGAATACGATTGTCCACTATTTTATTTTCTTCTTCAGAAGATTTAGCAAGTATTTCATAGACTTCGTCAGCAAAGCCCGGGAATCGTTCTGCATAGTAATCAGCACCATACACTTCATAATTGACACTATTCCAATCTAAATTATCAAATTCTTCGTCATCGTTTGTGTAATCAAGCAATCCATTAAATACTTTAGCAAAATTACTATCGTCGTGCTCTACCCATAATCCTTTGTTGGTATCGTTTAACTCCTCGGCAGATGGTATATTTCCGGTATCTCTCTTGATTAGGTTGTAACTATTGTGAATGTTTTTTTTAAACTCTTCGTCCATATGTATTTAAGGAGAAAATATTTTCTAATGTTATACATATAGAAATGTCATACTTGCAAACACTTAGTGACACAGAAAGCGAACCCGACCAAACAAAAGAAGTAATTGAACCACTTGAAAAATCAAAACCAGTAAAGAAACGGGTGCCTAGTAAGCCTAAAGCTAAAGAGCCTGAGCCCGTGCCAGAACCAGAGCCGGAACCTAAGCCAGAACCAGAAGCCATAAAACCGAAGAGGAAATATACCAAGAAACCTAAACCAGAGCCAGAACCAGAACCAGAACCAGAAGCCGAACCGAAGCCAGAACCAAAAACGAAGCGGAAATATACCAAGAAACCTAAAGCACCAGAACCGGAACAAGAACCAGAGCCAGAACCAGAAGCACCGAAGAAACGAGCCCCTCGCAAACCTAAACCTAAAGCAGAGCCTGAAGCAGAGCCCGTTAAACCAGAACCAGAAGTAAAGCCGAAGCCCGTTAAGAAAGGTCCAACCGAAAAACAAAAACAAGCATTAGAAAAAGCAAGGGAAATACGTCGTGCAGCCAAACTAGAACCGAATAAGAACAAAGAAACGGTTGAGCCAATTGTTTTTGTCTAGACCAATTTACCTTTTTCTAAACGTATAATATATAAATGGCTCTTGAAATAAAAGAGACCCCAAATAAGCGACTTAAAATTATGAATACGCCAAACAATTTAGATAAACATTTAGCGTCTGATATTCCGTACCCTTTACCTCCTTGTTCGGGATTTAATTTTATTATTAGCGGTGCTTCGGGAAGTGGAAAAACAACTCTGCTTACAAGTATAATGTCTGCTAAAAAGGTGAATGGTATTAGACAATCTTACAGAAAATGTTTTGATAAAATATTGATATGTTCTCCTACATTAGGTTCAGGTAAATCCGCAAAGAAAGATGTCTTTTCAGATGTGAATAGCGAACAAAAATTTAAAGAATTTACAAACACTACGATGAATGAGATATTTAAAACCGTTGAAAGCAATCGTGAGGAAGAAGAAAACACAGTATTGATTTTGGACGATATTGGAGCACAACTCCGTCGCTCAGCTGGGGCGGAAAAACAGTTAGTTAGTTTATTACAAAATCGTCGTCATATGTTTTGCTCTGTGTTTATATTAGTGCAGAAGTTTAGAGATTTACCGATGGGTATTCGTAATAATATGTCTCACTTCGTTACCTTTCGTCCAAAAAATCAATTGGAAATGGAAAGTATATGTAGTGAGACGATGCCGTTTAGTAAAAAGAACTGGCAGCAAATTATGTCCTATGTCTTTGACAACGATGATAAATTTTCTTTCTTGTTGATTGATATGTCTTTAAGAGAAACCAATCGATATAAGTATTTTAAGAAATTTAATGAGGTCACTATAGCAGACCCTAAAACCTAGATTGTTATATATTATTAATCACATCATAATATATATGCCGCCTAAAAAGAAAAAGGAAAAACCCAAAGCACAAAAGCAAAGACAAAAGCAAGCACAACGTCAAAGTGTTACTGTGAATGTTGGAACATCTAAATCTAAATCTAAACCTAGAAAGTCAATCGGACGAGGTGGATTGCCTCCTCCAAGTCATATGCATAATTTAGCACCTACCTTCGTTACAAATCAGCAGGTCGATTATACGCCTTTGATATCCAGTTTATTATATACAAGTAACAAAATAGGGGCTCCAAATAGTATATCCCAGCGAACGATTGACAACCCTGTCACACCATTAAGTTCTACTACCCAATCCTCTGCCGGAGAAATGGCCGGGGAAGCTGCAATACGACGAGCGGGTCCAACCGCGGGAAACTTTCAACCACCGCCAAGTCAATCAGATGAACGTTTATCTATGTCTATGGAAGATAAACCACCACCAGTACGAGCACCCGACCCAATCATAACAGAGAGATTAGTAAAAAAAGACATAGCCGCATCGGGTGGCGAAGGTATTCCAGAAGCAATCGGTTTTGTAAAGCGAGGGCGGCCATTTGCAGAGGCAACCGAAGCTATCCCCTTGAATCAATCGTATCTCATAGCACGGCCAGCAGCAGAAGAACCCACATTAGAGCCTAAAGCGAAACCTAAACCGAAACCTAAACCGAAAGCTGAACCGAAAAAGAAACTAACTATCGTTGAGCCACCTGGTTAAAAATAAAATATTTATGATATATATATGTCACAACCTTTAGAAAAGGTAGAACCTAACCCCCAAATTAAAATTATTAGCGGGCACTCTATATTTAATGAAAATGCGGTGGTTATGAGTAAAAAATTTGGTTGGGCATTAGAGACAAATTTTGACCCTCAACCAAAAGACTTATATATTGTTTTAGGAGCACACGAGCTAGCCTATCAATTGCTAGAAGTTCAAATAAGGAAAAATAATAGTTTCGGATTCCTTATATTGAATTCAGAACAAATAGAGTCACAATTTATGAAAAATAAATATTATATTAGTCTGATGAAAAAGAATATCGTATTTGATTATAATACACTTTCCGCCCAATTTTTAAAAGAAACGTTTGATATTAAGGTATTGTCTTACTTCTTTTTTGAGTTCATGCAGTTCAAGGTAGAGAGAAAAGATAGGCCATATGATGTGTGTTTTATTGGTAGCAGAACTCCAAAACGAGAGAAAATGTTGAAAGATTTACAAGAGAAGCACCAAAACTTAAATTTCTATATAGATTTTGATTGGAAACACAAAGCCCCTGAAAGTATGACAGATATACTACATCAATGCACAACGGTATTAAATATTCCCTACTATAATGATAATGCGCTTGAAACACACCGCATCAATAAGGCACTAGCATGCGGCTGTAAGGTTATCTCTCACCCGTCTTCGGACAATGATGCAGACGAATTCTATAGCAAGTATATCACTATCACCGATGATATGGATTTATCTATTGATGGAATTGAGCCGAACTATGAAAAACTGATTAGCACGTTGTCACAAAAATTTAATCCGCACCTCTTGTTTATAATAGAACAGATTCACAGCAAATTATTAAGCTTGTAGTCACTATGTTTTTTTGTCTTATGGTGTTTTGTTATCTCTCTCCTGCGAACAATACTACCACACTCACACTCTATTTTTTCTTTATTCTGTTCTAATATTTTTTGTTTATTTGTTTGCCGATATGCTTGTTGATATTGTCTTATTTTTTCTTTATTTTTTTGACGGTATTCTTTTTTCCGTTCTGATATTTTTTCTTTGTTTTTTTGTTGGTATTCTTGATTATATTCTTTTTTTGAATATCCATTAGGATAGTTGATATAACTATCATTAACATTACACCGGTTACAAACAATCTTTCTAAATAATCCCGTTTCGTGGTCGTGGTCTAAACAACGCCAATTCTTTTTTGTAAATTCGGTTTTACAGTGTTGGCACTCCATTGTCTCTATATATGTCTCATATAGGGCATTATAGTCATCGCATATCAGACCAGATTTTTTCCATTTATAAATGGCGTCAGATTTAAGAATCGGCATTACACAATATTAGGTAGTTTTAGTTTTAATTCATTTTTGAATTCAATTTTATATTAATCTTTTTATATTGTTATAGTTTATATGTCAGCACCACTTGGAGGAGTATTTCCTAGCCAATCTGTAACCGTGGGAACAAATTTAAATATGGGTAATGTGTCCATCGACAACGCTTCGATTACAAGCGCATCAATAGGTCATTTGAAAGCCAATATTTTTTCACAAAATACGCTAAATGTTAGCGAAATAAATGCTT